GCTGCGCGGCATGTTCGCGGGCAGCGACGCCTACTGGGAGCGCACGCTGGGACAGCTGAAGGTTGTCAAGTAGCACGACGGGTTCTGACACCGTTCCCGTCTCGCCGCGGCACGTGACCTGCGCGCGGCGTCCCCAACGGTGGGCCCCTGACCGACGGCGTAAGCAGCGCTCCGGAAGCGGAGCGCCGGTCAGCGAGACCAACTCGGCGCGCCTCGCGCGTCGCGGCATGCAAAACGGGCGGACTATCCTGCGCGCTGTCGCTTATCGTTTCCGGACATCGCAGGCCTCGTGCAGTCGCCGGTGGTCGCTCTCCGGCGGTTCCGTCCGCGGTTGGTCAACGGTCGCAGCAGACGACGGTCGCGAGAAGGACAGGCACTAGCGACGTAGGGCTCGTGGCGGAGGCGGAGGGGCGCAGCGACCGTGTCGGACGCCCCTGACGGCGGGAAGCGATCACCGCGGAGCGCGCCGTCGACGACGGCCACGGGCATCTGTTCGAGACGGACGGTCACGCAGCACGGCGCGTAACCCACCCTGCCGGTCAGGCAGGCGGTTAAGCCGCTCCGGGTATGGACGGACGGATCGTGCCGGACGGATAGCGAGGGTCAACGGTACTTTACGCGGTAGGTGAACTGAACCGGGAGGGGTCCGATGCAGAGTGACGTGTACCACTTCGTCCGCTTCTTCGTCGACGGCGGCGTACTTGGACAGAACCCATCGCGGCGTGGTATCTACTGGTCGATGCGACTCGACGTGAAGCCGCCGGTGATCCTCCGGCGACGGAGCAGCGAGTACAAGACGAACGACGACGCCGAGTGGCACGCGATCAGAGAGGCGCTATACTACGCGCGTGCGCACTACGCAGACAAGCCGATCGTGATCTACTCGGACAGCAAGTCAGTGATCGCTCGCTTCAACGGGCAGCACCGCATCAAGGTCCCGCGACACGCGCAGTTCTATCGCGAGTGCCGCGCGGCGGCGGACGCGCTGAAGTGGGTCGCCGTGGAGTGGGTCCCGCGGCACGTCCTCGTGGACAAGCTCGGACATTGAGCGATCCGCAACAGGCGACCGGGTGGACGGTCTACCGGCTCCCCCGGAGCCACTGGCACTGCACGCTGGACGGGTTCGACTGGCACGCGGTCGGACCCGCCGCGCTGCAGGCGACGGTGAAGACGTTCTGCGAGGCGTTGACCGAGGGGCACGCGCCGCACCTCGTCCTGAGCGGCGAGCCTGGTATCGGTAAGACGCATGTCGGCGTCGGGCTCTACCGCTGGGCGACGACGCTGGTAGGGACGGCGCACGCGACGTGGGTGAACGTCCCCGCGTTCTGCGAGCGCGTGAAGCGGAGCTTCGACGACGAGGCTGATCCATGGGAAGACATCGACGCCGCCCGGCGCCTCGTGGTGCTGGACGATCTCTTCGGGCGCGACCTCTCGCAGTTCGAGGCGTCGCATATCGTCTACCGGCTCATCGACACGGCGTACCAGAACAACGCCGCGGTCTGCGTGACGATGAATCAGACGGTGGAGGAACTGCCGAGCCGCCTCGCGGCGCACGAGGTCTCGCGGATTCTGGCTGACTCGACCGTGGTCGTGATGCAGTCGCGACGCGACTGGCGCCGATGAGTCTCCCGCGGCAACTCCAGTACCTCGTCGCGTGGGCCCGCATCTACGGCGTCCGACTCCACGTCGGGACGTACCGGAGCCGGCCCGCCGTCGTCGGGCCGAGCGGCGCGATCTTCGCCGGGCCGGGACCGGACGAGCTGACGCGGAAGAAGATGGTCGGCCTGCTGGACGAGCACCAGTTCGCGATGACTAACACGGAGGAGTGCGCGAATGCACTGTATACGATCGACGCGATACGCGGCTACGACATCGCGCGCGACCTGCGAGGAAACGTGACTGAGGTGGGGTTGAAGTGAGCGTCACGCTCGAGACTGCGGTCGCGTTCGCGCTCCGCGATCCAACGGTAATGGACCAGCTGGGCTCTGCGCTGCGCAGCGACCTCGTGACGGCGAACCCGCACCTGCGCCGCATCGTAGAGTTCGCGGACGACTTCCTGCTCCAGCGACGGAAGCTCCCCGCGCCGGGCGACTGGACGGTCTGGCTGGACAGCTTGCAAGAAGGGATGATTCGGGACGGAGCACGCGAGGCGTTGGGGCGTCTGTGGTCGACGAACACAGACAGCTTCGACGCCTCTTTTTTCGTTTCCAATGCGATCCCGCAGCTCAAGCAGGCGGCCGCGCAGGTCGCGCGAGCGCGACTAAACGAGATGCCGATCGTGACGCCGGACGTGTTCGCGACGCTCGCGGAGAAGCTCGACGCGGTACAGGGCGGCGGACTCCAGGGACTCGCGCACCTCGACGACGTGAACACGTGGGCCCACCCGGTCCGCGCGGACGAGTTCACGCCGACCGGACTCCCGACGCTGGACCGGCTCATCGGCGGCTGGGGGCACGAGCTGTGGATGGTGTTCGCGGACTCCGGGATGGGCAAGAGCATGATCTTGCAGAACTTCGCGAGCGCGGCGGCGATCCACGGGAAGCGCGTGCTGCACGTGACGCTCGAGCTGGGCGTCCGCCCGCAGATCCACCGCTACTACCGCGCGCTGGCGCGCGCGGAGCGCGGCGAGTTCTCGTCCGACCTCAGCGACGTGAAGCGCCGGCTGGCGCGCTGGTTCCGGCTCGCGCGCGGCGAGGTCCTGCTCATCGAGTTCCCCGCCTACAGCTTGGAGCCGGGCGCGCTGCGTCGGACGATCGAGCGCGTGAACCGGACCGTCGGCAACGTGGACCTCCTGATCCTCGACTACATCGACCTGATGACGCTCCCGCGCGCCGTCCGCGCCGGATCCACGTACGAGGACCTGGGGCGACTGACGCACGAGTGCCGTTCGCTCTGCCCGGCGTTCGAGCTTGGCGTGCTGACTGCATCGCAGGCGATCCGGAAGCCGAAGAACGCCGGCCGGCTTACGCTGCGCGACATGGGCGACAGCTACAAGAAGGTCGCCGGGTCCGACGGACTCCTCGCGCTCCAGCAGACGCCGGAGGAGCGGGAGGTTCACCAAGGCCGGCTCAGCATCCTGAAGGCGCGCGACTCCGGCGGCCGCGACGCTGAGATTCCGCTGTACATCAACCGCGACCTCGCGGTAATCAGCGACCTCTCGCACCCGAACACGGAGGCGCTGATGCAGCGCCTCGGCCACCTGCCGACGGCGAAGGGCGGCGCGGTCGCGTGAATAACCGCCTGTTCGGCTACACCTCGCGGCAGATCGAGAACGACGTTGCGACGGTGATGCGGAAGGAGGGACACGTGGACCTCTCGCTCGCGGCGCGAAAGGCGTGGGCGATGGACCACGTGACGCGCTGCTGCCCGTGGGCCCGACTCGGTATCGCGCTCGACGAGGATGACATGAACAAGATCGGTAAGACGTTCGGCGAAAAGCTGGCCGCCGCGATCAAGGAAGGATACGGGCCGAGTGACGACTGAGGAGCTGCAGGCCGTCCTGCTCGCGTCCGGACTCGCCGCGCGCGTGAAGGGCGAGGAGGTGCAGGTCCAGGAGTGCGTGTTCTGCGGGAACGCGAAGTGGAACCTGGAGCTGTCTGCGGAGAAGGGCGTGTACCACTGCTGGGCGTGCCGGACCGGCGGCCGGATCGACAAGCTGCTGCACGAGACGACCGGCCGCTCGTACGTTATTCCGGTGGCGACGCGCGAGCGCGAGCGCGAGCGCCCGGCTATCGCGACGGCAGTGCCGGACTTCGTGCGGACGCCGCTCAGCGAGGCGTGGAGCGCGTCGAGTTACCTCAGCGCGCGCGGGATGGAGCCGCTCCGGCTCAGCCTGTTGTACAACGTCGGCGTGTGTAGCGCGCCGGAGCACCACCCGCTCTACAACCGCATCGTGATTCCCGTCCACGACTACTGGACGAACGCGCAGCTCGGCTGGGTCGGCCGCGCGTACATCCCGCCGGATCGTCCGAAGTACATCAGCACGATGCCGCGCGTCGGCATCGTCGGCTGGCGCTGGCGCGACTCGCATCGACCGGTGGTCGTCGTCGAGGGTCTCTTCGACGGCATCGCGGCGCACATGGCCGGCTACAACGCCGCGGTCCTGCTCGGAACCGGCGGGCGCGAGCGCGAGTTCGACGAGTTCGTGGGGCGACTCCCGCCGCAGCAGCCGCTCGTGATCATGCTGGACGCGGACGCGGAGCTTGTCGCCGACGCGCTCTCGTGGCGCGCCATCGCGATCCGCGGCGGCGCGCCGGTGATCCGGATCAACCTGGAGGCGGGCGAGGACCCGGCGTCGATCGGCCCGTCGCAGATCGTTGAACGAGTGAGTGCAGCGCCGGGAATCGACTGGCGCCCGGACGCGACGAAGCTGCACGGTCGGTAGGGCGTCGTGTCGGTACTAGGTAGTCAGATGTTGATGCCAGACTTCTTACCACCTGAGGAGCAGGAACGATGAAGATGCTGCGGGAGACACTGCGGCGGCACCTGACGCGTGTCGCGTGCGGCGGCGAGATCACGGACGCCGTGTTCACTGGCGCGTTCGCGACTGCCGTCATGACGCCGGACCAGAACATGCTGCTGATCACGGACGGCGTGCAGGACGGGAAGGCGCCGTGGCGCGAGGTCGGTATCGTCGACCTGCCGATGCTGATCGGCGCGCTGGGCGTCCGCGAGGGCGACCGCGATGAACTCGCTGACGTGAAGATCGACATGTGGAAGGACTTCTTGCTCGTCGACGGGAAGGGCCGCGTGCCGACCGGCGAGCCGCGCGTGATCGGCTCGCGAACGGACGACGACGTCGTGGCCGACCTCCAGAAGAAGATCGCGCAGGCTGAGACGATCGTCCTCCGCGGGAGCGAGGTGCGCGAAATCTGCAAGGCGTTCAGCGTGTTCAAGGCGGACTACGTGACGCTGCACGTCGGGCCGGGGAACGGGCGCGTGACGGTAGGCGACGAGGAGAAGGGCGGGCACTGGGACGCGCAGGTGAAGCAGCTGGTCGACGACCAGGAGTACGACCTCACCTTCTCGCACCACCTCATCGACGTGCTCGCGACCGTCGTCGACGACGAGGACTTCGCACTGCACCTGACCGGCCCGGACTCCGTGGTCGGCCTGACCGGCGGCGGCTACACGTACATCATCAGTCCGCGCGCGAAACCGGCGGACGAGCGGAAGAAGCAGAAGGCGCCGGCCGCGGAGCAGGCGACCGAGAAGCCGAAGAAGAAGGCGCCGCGGAAGCGCGCGGCCGCACCGACACCCGCGTGAGTCATGCACGGGGACCGGTGCGCGAAGGCGCAGACGCAGCGGCGGCGGTGTCGCTGCGTCTGCGGTGGCGAGCGGCACGGGGAGGACCGGCCGCCGACGGGCATCCTCGCAATCGTGAAGGAGTGGCGTGACCATGACCGACCGGACCGGCGGCGTACTGCGCGACGTGCTGTGGACAGAGAAGTATCGGCCCACGAGTCTCGACGAACTCGCGCTGGACGACGCGACGCGCGCCGTCCTCGACGCCTACCTCGAAGCGGGTGAGATTCCGCACCTGCTGATGATTGGTCCGCCGGGGAGCGGCAAGACGACGGTCGCGCGGATCATCTACCAGTCGCTCGACGCGGCCGTCCTCCCGCTGAACGCCAGCTCTGACCGCGGCATCGACACCGTCCGCGACAAGATCAAGGGGTTCGCCGCGACGCTCCTGAGCCGGACGTGGAACATCGTGTTCTTGGACGAGGCGGACGCGATGACGGCGGACGCACAGACCTCGCTCCGGAACACGATGGAGAGCTACGCGGAGCGGACCCGCTTCATCCTGACCGCGAACTTCGGGCACCGGATCATCGGCGCGATCCAGTCCCGGTGCCAGCTCCTGACGTTCGGCGCGCCGCCGCTCGCGGAGCGCGTGCGCGTCCTCCAGCACGTCCTCGACGCGGAGGGCGTCGCCGCGGACAAGATGGCCGTGCTCGGCTACGCGGAGAAGTACCCGGACATGCGCCGGATGCTGAACGCCGCGCAGCGCGCGATCCTCGCGACGCGCGGGAAGGAGCTGCCGCCCGTCGCCGTCGGGACCGACGTCACGGCGGGCGAGATGTTCGACATGCTGGAGAAGAAGAACTGGACCGGACTCCGCCGGACCGCCGCGACCAACGGGTTCGACCCGGCGCAGGCGCTTCGCGAGCTGTTCTGGTCCGTCCCGGACGACCACCCGCGCGCCGGGCACCTGCGCTACGTCCTCGGACGCGGCGTTCACGAGACCGGGTTCACGCCTGACCCGGTGATCCTGTTTCTCGGCGTCTGCGCCGAGGCGATGGAGGGACTATGACCAAGCAAGAACTGATTGAGACGATCCGCGGACTGCTAGACGAGCACGGCATCACGCCCGCGGACCTCGCGAACGGAAAGGCGGGCGCTGCGCGGATGCCGGAGCGCGTTATGCCGCGGCCGGTCCAGGAGGACTTGACCGCCGTCGTGATCGAGATCGTCGCTGACCGCTTCTACGACGACGACGATGAGCATCATCCGCTGCACTGGAGCGACGGCGAGCTGCAGGCTGCGCTGAGCGACTACACCGAGCGCCCGCGCGCGTACTGGCAGTCGGCCGAAGGTAAGCTGTACTACGACGTGTCGATGCTCGCGCTGCTGAAGGTGCGGAACTACGTGACGCTCGAGGACGGCATCATCAAGTTCCAGCCTGCGCTCATGGCTGACTACAGTCGCCTGGTCGCGCAGATGTACGGGCCGCGGCAGCATCCGGCGCTGGTACTTCCGCGGGCCGCGGTCGCGCTGCGGTTGACGGCGGAGCTGCTGGCGTTTCGGTCGCGCCTGAAGACGGTAGAACGGCGCGTCGAGCAGCGGACGCCGCAGGCTGGCCTCGTGGCGTTCGTGGAGCGGGCGCGCGAGATGGAGCGCGGCTACGAATGACGCTGCTCGCGCACGTCGCGCGCGCCGCTCGCCCTGACCAACCTCCTGCCGCCGAGTGGTGGCAGGAGTACTGGCGCGAGATGCCAGCGTTCGTCCAGAACGACGTGAGTCCCTACCGCTCCCTGGACGTAATCTTCCGGAGCGCGCAGGACCGCGCCGCGTTCGAGCAGAAGCTCGGCCAGACCGCGCCGGACGGCGAGCGGTACACGCCGAACATCTGGTACCCGGAGGCGGAGATCGGTCGGTTCGCGGAGAAGGAGTGGGTGGCCGATCCGGCGGAGGAGCAGGTACTGCCGCACTGGCCGATCTACGTCGTCTCGAAGGGCCGCGCGCGGTCGCAGCTCACGAGCCGGAGTCTGAGCGAGATGGGCGTGCCGCACCACGTCGTCGTGGAGGCGCAGGAGCGACGCCGGTACGAGGCGGAGCAGACCGACTGCGCGAAGATCATCGTGCTGGATCCGAAGTACCAGCGGGAGTACGAGACGCTGGACGACCTCGGCGCCACGAAGAGCAAGGGACCAGGGCCGGCGCGGAACTTCGCGTGGGCGCACGCGCTCGCGCACGGGTACGACTGGCACTGGGTGATGGACGACAACATCCGCGGTTTCTACCGGCTCCACTACAACCTGAAGACGCCTGCGCGCTGCGGCGCGATCTTCCGCGCGATGGAGGCGTTCTGTCAGCGGTACGACAACGTGATGATGGCCGGGCCCAACTACTTTATGTTCGCGAGCCGGAAGTCGAAGCAGCCGCCGTTCGTCCTGAACACGCGCATCTACTCCTGCAACCTGATCCGGAACGATATGCCGTGGCGGTGGCGCGGTCGCTACAACGAGGACACGGACCTCAGCCTGATGATCCTCAAGGCGGGACTCTGCACGGTCCAGTTCAACGCCTTCCTGCAGTTCAAGGTGACGACGCAGACGCTGAAGGGCGGGAACACCAAGGAGTTCTACGCGAAGGAGGGGACGGCGCCGAAGTCCGAGATGCTCGCGCGCGTCCACCCGGACGTGGCGCGGAAGATGTGGCGCTGGGGACGCGCGCACCACTACGTCGACTACTCGGGATTCGACGCGAAGCTGAAGCCGCGGTGGGAAGATGAGGCGGAGGCGACGGAGGACGAGTTCGGGATGCGGCTGCGCGTCCGCGGGCGCCTCGTCGACGACCCGTCGCGGCACCTCCCGTGATGACGCCGTGGGAGGAGCTGCACTGGGGCGGGATGCCGGAGTTCGTGCAGGAAGATCAGCGCCCGTACCAGTCGGTGAACGTCATCCTCCGGACGCCCGCGGACCTCGCCGCGTTCGCTGAGCTCACCGGGAAGGAGCCGGACTACCGCACGCCGACGCCGTTCATGTGGTACCCAGAGCAGCCGGAGAGCGGGACGCGCGGCGCGGCGTGGGTCGGCGGCGACCGGCCGACCGCGCCGATCTACGTCGTCTCGAAGGGCCGCGCGGATCGCCAGCTCACGAGCCGGAGCCTGAGCGAGATGGGCGTCGACCACTACGTCGTCGTGGAGGCGCAGGAGCGGAAGGCGTACACGCGGCACGCGGCGGCGCGCGCGAAGATCATCGTGCTGGATCCGAAGTACCAGCGGGAGTACGAGACGCTGGACGACCTCGGGGATACGAAGAGCAAGGGGCCGGGGCCGGCGCGGAACTTCGCGTGGGACCTCGCGACGCTCGCCGGCGCGAAGTGGCACTGGGTGATGGACGACAACATCCAGCGCTTCTACCGGCTGAACAGGAACGCGAAGATTCAGATGCGCACCGGCGCGGGTCTCCGCGCGATGGAGGTGTTCTGCGCGCGCTACGAGAACGTCCTGATGGGCGGCCCGCAGTACGAGAGCTTCTGTCCGCGCCGGATCGACTGGCCGGCGTTCGTGCTGAACACGCGCATCTACTCCTGCAACCTGATCCGGAACGACGCGCCGTTCTACTGGCGCGGCCGGTACAACGAGGACACCGACCTCAGCCTCCGGATGCTGAAGGCGGGATTCTGCACGGTCCAGTTCAACGCGTTCCTCCAGAACAAGGTCGCGACGCAGACGCTCGGCGGTGGGAATACCAAGGAGTTCTACGCGAAGGAGGGGACGCGCCCGAAGTCTGAGATGCTCGTCCGAACGCACCCGGACGTGGCGCACCTCATGCAGCGGTACGGGCGCTGGCACCACTTCGTCGACTACAACTCGTTCAAGCGGAACGCGCCGCGCCTCTACCCCGCGGTGCAGATCGCGCCAGGTGCCGACGAGTTTGGAATGTCCTTAGATTTGGGGACCGCATGACGCGCACGAAGAAGCTGACCAAGAAGCCGGAGGAGATGACCTACGTCGCCGACCGACTCCCGGACGGCGCCGCGGCGGTCATCCGCGTGCACTTCGAGGACGAGGAGGCGGTGACGGCGTTCGCCGCGCTCCTGGACCTGAACATCACGAAGGATACGAAAGAGGTCTGGTGGTCGCGCGACGGGAAGCGCCCGCGGACCGGACTGATGAGGTACGTTGATGGCTGAAGATGTCTTCGCGTGGCTGGACGCCTGCTGGTCGAAGCGCCGGCCGTCCGGGACGCCGCCGACCTACATGATGCACTGCTTCCTCGCGTCGGATCCTGACCTCGCGATGGCCGCGCGGACGCTCCAGCGCGAGATTCGCGAGCCTGACCTGGTCTTCAGCATCTGGCAGGCGGAGCTGCCGAAGGGCAAGGCGGCGCCGCGGTCGCTTCGCTACGTGAAGGCGAAGAAGCCGCCGGCCGCGGAGAAGCTGGTGGTGGCGATGCAGCGCGTCCTCGCGGAGCGGCGCGAGGTCGTGGAGACGATGATCGAGATCGTGACCGACGCCGGTCGCGTAGACGAACTGTACACCGAGTACGGCGTCGAGCGGTGACGCTCTTCGACCACGTCGCCGGCGCGCATCGGAAGATGCTGACGCCGCGGGGCGGGTGTAAGCGCTGCCCGCGAAAGCTCGTCGACTTCGTCCCGGCGACGCTCGCGGACGGCCCGGTCATCTGGCTGGGCGAGGCGCCCGGCGCGCAGGAGGTGAAGGAGCAGCAGGGATTCGTCGGGAAGTCCGGGCAGCGGCTCCGAAGCGAGGCGACGGACGCCGGCGTGCCCGGCCCCTGGTCCTTCAGCAACACGATCCACTGCCGCCCGCCGGAGAACGCGGCGCCGAAGCCGCCGGAGATCGAGTGCTGCCTATCGCAGTTCGTCCTCAACGAGATTCGCAACTACAAGTACGTCGTCATGTGCGGCGCGGTTCCTCTCCGCGCGCTGTTCCCGAAGGCGCAGGCGACACACTTCCGCGGGAACTTCGCACACCATCCTGACTTTCCTGAGCAGCTGTTCTACGCGATGCACCACCCCGCCGCGATCCTCAGGAACCCTACCCTGTCGGACCTCTACACGCGTCACATGCAGCGCCTCGCGCGCGCCGTCCGCGGCGAGCGCCGGACTGACCCCTGGCGCCAGCTCCTGACCGGCCCTGCCGGGATGGATGCACTTGCAGAGATGGTCCGCGCGCCGTTGCTCTCGCTCGACCTGGAGACGAACCGCACTGAGTCGTGGCTCCCTGACGTGCAGATCAAGAGCTTCTGCGCGACGGCGGACGGGGAGACCGTCGCCGCCGTCGCGTCGGACGACCCGCACTTCGTCGCCGCTCTCGAGCTGCTGCGCCGCTTCCTGGAGCGGAAGGACGCGACCGTCGTCGGCGCCAACGTCGCGTTCGACGTGGAGCTGCTGGAGCGTGATCTGGAGTTCCGCGCCGCGTGCACGCCGCAGGATGTCGCAATCCAGTGGTACGAGGCGGAACAGTACAAGGCGCCGTCGCTGAAGCAGCTGGTCGGCGACCAGCTGGACGGGTACAGCTACCTCGTCCACCACCCGCACACGGTCACCGACGTGGACCTCCTCCTCCGGTATAACGCGGAGGACGTCGTCCACTCGCTGGACCTGTTCCGGAAGGCGCTGGACCGGCTCCGGCCGAAGACGCTGGACCTCACGACGCGCGTGCTTGGGCCGTACTCGCTCGTGAGCCGCCGGATGCAGACGCACGGGCTCTACCTCCGCGAGACCTACCGACAGGCGAAGGTGGCGGAGTACACGGAGAAGCGCCGCGAGGCGGTCGCGGCGTGGAAGGCGGCGGACCCGGCGTTCATCCCGAGCGTGCACGAGTCCGGCGACGGGCTCCGCGAGTACCTGTTCAACGTGCGCGGACTCCCGGCGATCGGCGTGACGGACAAGGGAATGGCGAGCACGGACAAGGCTGCGATCAAGGAGTGGATCCGCGGCGGCGCGGACTACCTGCAGCACCTCCTCACGATCCGCTCGATCGACAAGACGTTGGGGACGTACTTCAAACCGTTCGCGCAGCACGCGTGGCCCGACTCGCGCGTCCGTCCGAAGCACTGGCTCACGACGACGGACACGAGCCGGCAGTCGTCGAGCGATCCGAACGTGTACAACATCCCGAAGCCGGCGGAGGTGCGCGACCTCTTCGGCGCGCCGCCCGGCGCCGTCCTCCTGGAGTCCGACCTGTCGCAGATCGAGTTCCGCATCATGGTCTGCCTGGCGAAGGACGAGACCGGCATCGCAGGCTACCTCCGGGGCGACGACGCGCACACGATGACGGCGCGGGCGATCTCGGGGAACCCGTCGCCGACGAAGGGGCAGCGGTCGCAGGCCAAGCCGGTCAACTTCGGCTTCCTGTACGGCGGCGGCGCGAACACGGCGAAGATCATCGCGGCGAACGACTACGGGGTGCTGTGGACCGACGACGAGGCAGAGCGATTTCGTCGGACGTTTATGGAGACCTACCAACGCATCCCGGAGTTCCACACGGAGAGCCGCCGCCGGCTGATCCGGAACCGCGGGCACTTCGACAGCGTGACCGGGCACCACTGGCACTACCGGGACTGGGATCACTCGGACCAGGCGAAGCGTGACCACGAGTTCCGCGCCGCGCTGAACGCGGAGGCGCAGGGACCGGCGTCGAACATCTGCAACTACATCGCCGTGCTCGCGCGGGGAATCCTCGACCAGCGCGGCTTCCAGACGGTCGCGTTCGTCAACTCGGTGTACGACTCCATCATGACGGAGGTGCCGGACCCGCGGTGGGTGCCGGCGGTCGTAGAGGCGATGAACGACGCGACGAAACTCGCCTACGAGTGGGTTCGCGCGTGGCTCGTGGTCCCCCTCGTAATCGAGCACGCCGTCGGGGAGTCCTGGGGGAGCCTGGAGGCGTACCAGTAGGGAGGTCCACCGGTACTAGGTAGGATGGAATGAAACCTGAGCTGTTGGGGAGCGAGGAGTTCTGGAAGCGCCTGACGGAGGATCCGAAGGCGCTCGCCGCGGAGGTCTGCTTCATCGACCTGACGCGCCTAGACGAGACGCTCCAGAAGCACGCGGCGACTTACGCTTGGGTGAACGCCGCTCACGAGAACGCGCGTGTCGAGGAGGAGCACGCGAAGTGGGAATTGACGAAGGCGCGGGCGACCGCGCTGCTGAAGGCGCAGCATCCAAAGAAGACGATCCCGGTGATCAACGCCGAGGTCGAGGTGCACCCCGCCGTGGAATCCGCGACGGGTTGGCTGTTGGAGGCGCAGCGGCGACGCGGCGCGCTCCGCGCGATGGCGACCGGACTGGATAAGCGGACGGACATGCTCGTGCAGCTCTCAGCGCGCCAGCGCAAAGAAATGACCAACTACTGAGGACAGATACCGACAATGTCACTCGCACATGAGAAACTGAAGCAGAAGCTCGCGGGCGAGCGGGCCGGCTACGGCTGGCGACCGCGCGATGGCGAGAACCGTGTGTTCGTCCTGCCGGCCGCGTCAAGCGTCATCGCTGACCTCGACTCCGGCGGTGACCACCTCTACTACGAGTTCAACGGGCACTACTTCAGCACCGGCACCGGGCCTGCTGAGGTCTCGCTCTGCCTCCGCGATCTCGGGCAGCAGTGTCCGGCCTGCGTCGCTTCCCGGATGTACAAGGACAGCGCCGACCCCGGCCTCGCGGAGATGGCCAAGCGCATCCGCGCCGTCTCGCACTACGTCTTCAACATCATCGACCTGAACGCGACGGAGAAGGGTGTCCAGCGCTGGGCGGCGAACTGGACCTGCAAGAACGGCATCGTCGAGATCGCCGCCGACGATCAGTGGGGATTCGTCTATGACCCGCGCAACGGCGTCCCGTTCAAGATCGTGCTGACGCCGAAGAATAAGAGCCGGAGCGGCTGGAACTCGTACGCGGTGAAGCCGGAGCCGAACCGGCTGGACGTGATGCCGATCCTGGAGTCGCTCGAAGGTGGGATCGCCGCGCTGGACGGCATCGAGGACGCGCGGATGGAGGCGAAGACGGCGGACGAGATTCGCACGCTGCTCAACGAGATGGGGTTCCCGCAGGTCGGCGGGAGCGCGCCGGCGTACCAGACCGCGCCGCCCCGTCCTCCGGCGTCCGGTATCGCGCACCCGGCAGCGACGCCGCCGCAGCCGGTCGCGCCGCAGCCGGTCGCGCCCCGACCCGTCGCCGCGCCGGCAGCGCCGGCGCAGCCGCAGCAGCCGACCGCGTCCGCGCCGCAGGCGGTCCTCCCGTCCACACCGAACCCCGGCGGCGGCGTCCACTACGATCCGGGGCCGACGTACGTGAACCCGCGCCTCGCGCCCGGCGCAGACATCCCGCCCGGCGCGCCGCGCTGCTTCAGTGACTACAACCCGGAGGTGCACCAGTGTACGCCGTGTAACTTCCGGACGCCGTGCTCGATGCGGTTCATGGGCATCGCGAAATGATCGTGCTGGTCGGCGAGGCGCCAGGTCCGCGCGGTCCGCGGACGCCGCTCGGCGGACGGATCGCGCGCCGCCTCGCCGGCCTGTGCGGCGTCACGGAGGAGGAGTTCGGGCGCGTGTTCGAGCGCACGAACCTCCTCGGCTACCGGCCGGAGCGGTGGCCGGTAGCCGAGGCGGAGCAGGCGGCGCGGGACCTCGCACGAACGGACCTCAAGGACCGGACCGCCATCCTGATGGGACGGCGCGTGATGCGCGCGTTCAGGTGCGGCGCCGACTTCCAGTTCTTCATGAAGCAGGTGTTCGTGGTCCTGAGTAACGGGGACCTGCTGCCGTACTTCGCGGGCGACCGGATACCGCGGATGACGATCCTCGCCGCGCCGCACCCGAGCGGACGGTCGCGGTGGTGGAACGACGAGAAGAACCTGCGGCGCGCGGGGCAGTTCTGGCGCGCGATGTACACCCTGACGCTGAAGGAGATCGACAGTGAGATTGAATCGGTGGCGCGTCGGCTTGGCGCGCCTGTTGCTCAACGGGACCGGATGCAAGGTCGCTCGCGAGAAGGAGCTGGTCGACGTACGCGTGCTGGTCGACGAGGCGATGACGTACATCGAACGGTCCGGCGCGCTGGCGTCGCCGCCGCGCGTGCGCGCGCAGCGAAGACTGATGCGCGTCGGCGGCGAACTCGCCGGGCTCGTCGGTAGACTGGAGGCGAACGCGTGAGCAAGAAGAAGGTAGGCGGCGACTGGCTGAAGGCGCTCGCCGGCGCCGGGCTCACGGTGCGCTCCGCGGCGGACGCGCTCCAGACGAAGGGCTGGCTCGATACCGGGAACTACGCGCTGAACTGGGCGATCTCGGGCCGCTTCGTCTCCGGCGGCTACCCGCTCGGGCACACGGTCGAAATCTTCGGAGACCCGGCGACGGGTAAGAGCTTCCTGGTGTCGCGCGCGCTCGCGTCGGTCCAGAAGCTCGGCGGCGTCGCGCTCCTGGACGACACCGAGGCGGCGTACGGGATAGAGCACGCGACGCGCCTCGGCGTGGACATGACGCGACTCGCGTACACGCGGAGCCGGACGGTGAAGGAGCACCTGAACGCGACGAAGGCGTTCATCAAGGCGTACCACGACCTCGGCCTCACGTCGCCCGCGGTGATCGCCGTCGACTCCATCGCGCAGCTGAGCACGGACCACGAGCTGGAGGTCCAGCTAGATCGCCGGGACATGTCGAAGGCGGCTGAGCTCAAGGGGTTCTTCCGGATCATCGGCGGCGACCTGTTCGACATCCCGGCCGTGCACATCGGGACGAATCACACCATCGCGGCGATCGGCAGCATGTTCCAGTCGCGGACGACGCCGGGCGGCGGCGGGCCGAAGTTCGCGGCGACCGTCCGGCTGGACCTCCGCGCGATCAGCAAGATCAAGGCGGGCGCGGACTACAGCGGCGTCATCTGTACTGTGTTCGTGGACAAGAACCGCATCGCGCCGCCGTGGAAGAGGATCCAGCTGGCTATCCCGTTCGCGCAGCCAATCTCGCGCGCCTCCGGGATCGTCCCGGTGCTGCTCGACCTCGGCGTGCTGGAGGAGCAGGGCCAGTCCCTCGTCCTGAACGGCGAGAAGGTCGGGCGCGCGAACAAGAGCAAGGACAAGTTCCTGGAGCGCGACGCGGTCGGCGAGCAGCTGCTGGAGACGTACCCGGACCTGCTCGCGACGGTCGACGCGCAGCTCGCGGACGGAACGCTGACGGCACGTCCGTCCGTGGAGGAGATCGTCGAGTGACGCAGATCGTCGTCATCTCGGACCTCCACGCGCACCCGTGGGCCGCGTTCGCGCGCGGCGACGGGATGATGAACTCACGCCTCGCCGCCTCGCTAGTCGTGCTCGCGCGCTCGCTAGAGGACGCGCGGACGCGGAAGGCGGCGTGGGTGTTCGCCGGGGACCTCGTGCACACGGCCGGCTACTCGCTGAACGTGGTCATGACGCAGCTGACGGAACTGCTGGGCGCGTACGCGGACGTGGAGAAGCTGGTCGTCTGGGGCAATCACGACGCGCGCGGGATCGGCGGACAGATCACGCGCAAGCAGACGATCTTCGCGACGCTCGCCGCCGCTGTCCCGCGCCTGACCGTGCTAGATCCGACGGAGGAGCGGCTGACGTTCGCGCGCGGGCTCTCCTTCTCCGGCGCCGGCTACCAGCCGACCGCCGGGCTCCTCGCGCTGGGCGATGAGTCCGACGTCGGCGTGTACCACCAGACCGTTCGCGGTTCGAGAATGGCGAACGGTATTATGACGCCGGAAGGCATCAACATGGACGCGCTGCTGGAGCGACACAAGCTCTGCATCGTCGGCCACGTCCACCACCCGCAGGTGCTCTTCAGAGACAAGACGCGCGCCGTCCTCATTCCCGGCTCACCTGAGCACCAGAACTTCGGCGACGCGGGCGAGCACGGGTACTGGCTCGTCGACATGGAGGGCGAGCTGCAGCTGCAGATGGAGCCTGGCGGCTCGCCGAAGTTCCTGACCGTCGACGATCCGAGCAGCGTGCACGACGACGGGAACTTCTACCGCGTCCGCGCGATGCCGCCGGGGACGCAGCTTGACGGGAACGCGGTAGCCATCGCGCCGTCGCCGACGGTCGTGCAGCAGCGCGCGACGCTCAAGGCGGCGGCCGGGACCGAGCAGATGCTCGCCGCGTGGATCGTGGCGCACCCGCCGGAGGGATTCGAGAACCCGCTCGACGTCGGGCGGCGGCTCCTCGCGTCCGTCTCGTCGGTGCAGCTCGACGCGTGGCGGGTCGAGCGGATGACGCTGCAGGACTTCTGCTCGTACGCGCAGGCTGAGTTCGTCCTCCGCGAAGGTGTCTGGCTCGTGCTCGGCCGCGGGCGCGACTTCCCCAGCAACGGCGCGGGGAAGTCTACGCTGTTCGAGGCGATGTTCTGGGCGCTCTTCGGACGGACGACGAAGGGCCTGACCGGCGACGAGGTGATTCGCTGGGGTGCGGAGAGCTGTACCGTGCACCTGACGCTCGCGCATCCGAGCGGCGGGCAGCTTGTCGTCCGGCGCTCGCGCGGGAAGGCGTCGAAGCTCGAGGTCGAGTACAGCGAGCCGGGCGGCGAGCGGCTGGCGTGGGAGGCGGCGTCGGTAACGGAGATGACGCGGAAGTTGACGGAGCGCCTTGGGTTGACGCCGGAGTTGTTCCAGGCGCTCGCGTACTTCTCGCAGGAGCGGCTGCTGCTGTTCGCCTCCGCGACGGACAGCGTGCGGAAGGAGATGCTGGCGGACCTCCTCGGCCTCGCCGGCTACCAGACGGCGGCGACGGAAGCTGGACGGAAGGTTGAGGAGTTGACCGCACACCGCGAACGGATCGCGGCGGCGCGCGCGGAGATGCGCCGGCTCGTCGGCGGGGAGGAGGAGCAACTAGCGGAGGACTTGAAGGCGGACGCGCTCTGGCGCGAGAGCTGGCACGTGCGACTGGAGCGCGCGCACGCCGCCCTCCGCGAGTTCGAGAAGGGTGCCCAGTCCGCCAGGGCCGAGTCGATCGCGGCGTCGACGGTGCGGCTCGCGGAGGGGTTCGCTGACCGGCGTCAGCGGATCAGCGAGCAGCAGCGCGCGATCAAGGCGCGCCTCGCCGCCCTCGCGCCGCAGGGTACGCGCGAGGCGATGGTCGTCGCGCAGCAGGAGCACCAGGCGGCAGCGGCGCGTCTCCAGGACTGCTCGCACCGTCGCGCCGTCGCGGTGTATCAGGCTGACCAGGCGTACGCGCGCATGGTACAGGAGGCGGGCGCGTTCGCGGCCGGCCGCTGCCCGACGTGCGGGCACGCGATGACCGCGAAGGAGCAGGCGCGACTTAGAGCCGAGCGCGAGCGCGAGGTGGCGGAGGCGCGACACGCGGTTGACGTGTGCACGCGGCAGGACGAGGAGGCGCGCGCGCAGCTGTCCGTGGCGCAGGCGGCGCTGACCGCCGCAACGGACGGACTCGCCGCGCTGGAGACCGCGCAGCGTCTGATCGAGCAGCAGCGCGACCTCGTGGCGCTCCTGGACCAGATCGCCGACGACGAACGGTACGCGGAGACGGTCGCGACGCAGCATGCTGACGCCGCGCTCGCGAAGCAGCGCGAGGGACTAGAGACCGCGGTGCGGCACGTCGAGGCGGAGATCAATCCGCACGCGAAGCTCGTCGAGGCGACGCGCGAGCGACTGGCGATGGCGATGAAGCGCCTCGCGGAGTTCCAGCGCGAGCAGGACGCGAACCGGCAGCAGATCAACGCCTACGCCTACTGGCAGCACGCGTTCTCGAAGCAGGGCATCCAGTCGCTCCTCCTCGACGAGATCGCCGCGCTGTTCAACGCGGAGCGCGGGGTAATCTTCCCGGCGCTGACCCAGGGCGTCTACGACGTGCAGTTCAGTACGACCTCGCAGACGAAGGGCGGCGAGACGCGCGAGCGCACGGCGTTCCAGGTGTACGCGCACGGGCAGCCGGTCCCGTACGCTGCCCTGTCCGGCGGGCAGCGCAGGCGGATCGACGTTGGCGTCATGCTGACGCTCGTGAAGGCGGTCTCTAAGTGGATGCAGTCACCGGGCGCGCTCGGCGTCCTGGTCCTCGACGAGGTGTTTGGATTCCTGGACGCGAGCGGGGAGGAGGGCCTGATGGAAGCGCTGCGCGAGGTGAACGCGCACGTGCCGACGATCTACGCCGTGAGTCAGAACCCGGAACTGCAGGCGCTCTTCGCAGACGTACTCGTCGTGGAGCAGCAGCCTGACGGTACGTCGGTGCTCCGCTGATGGAGTTACATAAGATCGAGGTGCGTCTGGGGGGGTCGCGCAACGAGATATACCTAGACGGGAAGAAGCTCAGAGGCGTTCGCTCGGTGCGGATTGAGCAGCAGATGCACGAGCCGCCAATCATATCGCTCGAGATGTACGCTGAGGTGCGTACTGATCCGGATCGCGTCCACCTGGGGATAGGGCCACGTGTCTGACGAGATGACCGTCGTGTGCCGCGTCGGTGACGGGAGCACGAGCGTGAACGTCACCGCTGACGGGATCGTGGGCCCGTACGCGATCCACCAGCGGATCGTCAAGGGCCGCGCGAGCGGACCGGGCTGGGCCGTAACGCACCGCGCGCTCGGGAAGGTGGTCTGGGTCGTCGAGACGCTGGGTGAGGCGGTCCGCGTCGCCGGCTGGCTGGACGAGCACCGGATCATCCCGGAGGAGGCGGAGGCGGCGCAGACGTGGCGCGAGCACCTGTCCCCGACGGAGTATGCGGACCTGCTGACGCAGCTGCACGGCGTCGCGCCGCGCTACCTCGGATGACCAAGAAGAGCAACCGGAAGGGCGCCGC